TCCGGCTTGCCGTACCAAACGCCCTTTTCCAGCTCCTCGGCGTCGTCGCCCAGCGCGCGGGTGAGCAGCACAAAAGCTCTCTGCGCCACGCTCGGAGTAATCTGCGCACCGCCCAAGTTGATGACCGGGGTGGAGAGGCGGTCAGGGTAATTGGCCATGGTCAGGCCGCCCTTGGTGCCGACGTTGCCATTGGTATTCCAGTACGGAATGCCCAAGACAGACGAGCCCACAGCGCCGGATGCGCCGGCAACCATGATGTAGTCGCCCTGCGTGGTGCCGCCGGGAAGCGCCGTCGAGAAATTGAGCTTCTGCTCGACCACGCTGACGAAGCTGATGGTCGCTGGGCCGCGCGCCGTGCCGCCCTCGGAGGGGAAGATCTGCACGACCTGCTGATCGACGAATGCCGCCGCGCACTGGATGCCCTGAATGACTGCGGTCGTGTTGCCGGAGCCGCCTGTCGTAATGACGGCGTTAGAAGGAATCTGGTCAAATGCTCCAGAGCCGTCGCCATTCATCAGGCCTTCGATGCCGTTGTAGAACTGCTTGATCGAGCGCTTGATTTCGGTCTTGGTGAAGGATTCAACCGCACGCTCGGCGCCGTTGGTGGCCAGTTCGGCCAGGCGGGTGTACTGCGTCACATTGAACGCCCAGATCGGCGCCATCGCAAACGATGCGGTCTGCGAACCAGTGCCGGAGCCCAACGAGGAACCGTCGCCGGTGCCAACGCTGATGCCCGAAGCGCCCTGCGTAATCATGGTTTCGCGCCAGGCGGAGCGGGTTCCACCGGCGGCCTGCGTCACATTGGCGATGTTGACTTTCTTCGCGGACTTCTCGAAGAGATTGTAAAGGCCGCGGAAAGTCGGCCACAAGAGCGCAATTTCGCGCCCTACCTGTTCCAGTTCAATAGATTCTGCGGCTGCTTCATTGAGGGTAGGCATTTAATGCTCCAGAAAATGAGATGAGGCTTTCGCCCTACTGCATTCCTGGAAGCCATTGACTTTAAGGAGTGTTGCGCTCCTCTTCCGGGGTGAAACTGTATCCGCTGTAACGTGCGGGTGACGGGGAGCACTTCTGCGGCATCCCTTGCTGGTGAAATATTAGCACATCCTGTCAAGCGACAGGTTCAAAGCAGCGCGCAATGTGCAAGCTGAGCGGAAAGGGAATTTTGGCGATTAGTGCAGATGCGGCCTTTCTGGCGCTGGACTTGCTGCCGTGCTTGCGTTGCTCTGAGCAGTTTTCGCCTGAGCCGAACCAATCGCCGCCATTCTTGATTGCCGTGGCCTCGCGCCGTTTTGCCTGCAAAGGTTCTCTCCACCAGGCAGCGCCTAAACCGCCAACTTTGACGCCGTCCGCTAGTTGTACGCCGGTATTTGCCACCAGCCGGTTGTGCGACACGAGTGAGCCTTTTTCTGTCCATCCGGAGCCGTCCGCTTTGATGCCATCGGCCTGTTTCCCGGCGATCCGTGTGAAGTCTTGCCCATGCAATTCCCGGTTGCTCCAGTTCATGCCATGCGTCTTGTATGCCTTTGCTGAGGGCATCAGCGCCGGCACATCGCCCCACAGGTAGAAGCTGCCGTAGTGGTACCGCGCCTGTCCAACCCACTTCTGCGCACCGCGCACATTCTCAACCACCATAGGGATGTAGTGCCCAGCGGCCTCGATCGCCTCGCGCTGGATGCGGAACTGTGCGTTGAATAGTTCGATGCCTAGGTATGGCGGCGGTAGCGCCTTGGCCCGCTTCCACGGCATTGCGCGGTAGCTGAACTCTTGGCAGGGAGACGAACCAACGATGCAGGTCGCGTCTTTCAACTCGCTGCCGTGGATCGAGCGAATGTCTCGGATGCGCAATTCGCCGGGGTAGCCGCCTGTGCCGTAGTCGTGCGCTTCTATGTCGAAGCCGATGCAGCGGTAGCCCTCGGAAAGAAATCCTTCCGTCCAGCCGCCTAAGCCGCAATAAAGGTCGTAAACTATGGGTGCGGGTGTCATTCGGACTTGCCTCCGGATTGTTCAGGAATGGACGGGAGTTCGCGCTCCTGACACCCCCATTATACTACTGCCAACGCCTGATTCCGCCAGCTTTAAGCGGCGCAACCCCATCCATAATTGCATCGGCCAGATCTTTATATCCGGCCTTCCAGTGTCCAGCCTTCCTAAGCACATCGACACCTTCGCGGCCATAAAGAATCTCGCTCGGGCTTGGCTGTTTCCCTTGCTGGACTGAAACCGTTCCCGGCATTTTTGTGACTGCGACCGGCTTTGCGCTTCCGGCCAGTCTGCTCCACGGTGGGGTTTTCAGTACGGCACGGATGGAGGCCTCGGCGTTGTCGTCCGTCCAGCGCTTTGCATACTCGGTCCACTTGTCGTAGCCCTGCCGCTGCTTGGCTGGAGCAATGGTCTTGTAATCGGCGTTTGCGTTGCGTGTCTCCTGAAGATGATTCCACACCGCCTGACGAAACGCCCCCGCCTCTTCGCGCGTGAAGGCAAACTTCCCGATGATCGGGCGAGCTACTCGGTCGATAGACGGCCCCGCGTGCGAAACCACATCGTTATACGCCGCGTCCACCTTCTGCGATTCCTGTCCCTCGTCGCGCTTTGCCAGTTCGGCGCGCAGACGCTCGACTTCCGGGTCAGTCTGCTTTTGCTGCTGCGCGGCTTGGCGGTTGCCGCTCACCCATTGGATCAGCTCATTGCGGATGGCCTGGGCGTCTTCAGTCTTGCCCGCGTCGTAGAGCTGCACCATGCGGTCAAAGGCCTGCGGAAAGCCGGCGTTGTCAAGGTAGCCGATTGACCGCGGCGCAATGAACCGCTCATACTCCTGTGGCTTAACCTGGGCGAACTTGTCGAGCAGCGCGGGCATGAGCTTCGGCATACCATCGGGAGCTTCCTCCCACATCCGCTCGACCACGGACGGATCGCCGGCCGACAGTGCCTGATCCACCTGCTCAATTTCGCTGAGCGTGGCTTGCATCTGCTGCACGCCCTCGCGGCCGCCGACAGCTTCGAGCAGCGCCTTGACTTCGCGGGCCTCGCGCACGGTCGGGAATTGCTGCTCGTATCCGCGCGCCTTGCCGCTCGTGTCGTACAGAAACTTGATGCGGTCGAGTTCCGCCTTCTTCTCGACCGGATCGGTCATTGCATCGGCGCGGCGGCGCAATTCGGCGATGTGCTTCTTCAGCGCATCCGGTTGATGGCGATTGTCCTGGCGGTCCTGTTCGCCCTCTTTGACCTTCGGCTGGCCATCGTCCGCGCCTGTTGACTCTGTTGATTCCCCTGCGTCAACTTCCGCATTGACAGGTTCTACCGCTTCTGCAACTGCTGCAATTCCGTCCTCTGGCATATTCGCTCCGTTCTATCCTTCGACAACTTCCACGTTGTTTTTCAGCAACTCGACCGTGTTCTGAAATGCGGCCATCAAAACTTCCGGCTTAATGTCGAGTGCGTACACGGAACCGGAACGCGCCATCCCCGCCATGACGCAATCAGCGATCATATCGAGAACGTCGATCAGGTTTACATCCTGCGGGACGCCGTCGGCTTGTAATAGATGATGGCGGTTGACCTTGCGGTGGTTGTCCCACCAGGAATGTTCCTTGAAGCCGGTCAAGAAGTCCCGATGGAATCCGTCAATATCACTAATCTTGTCGTGATCGTGAACTTCCGCCTAGGCGCAGAGCATAATGGCAAAATGCGCCATCGCTACCCCTACATCCTGAATGTGCTGGTGGCTGCTTGCAAGCAATGTTTTCTTCGTCGTGTTGGCGAAGTCGCAAGTGCGCGTATCTGCGGTTGGGCTTTTCTTGATCTGGATTTTCACTTGTCTCCGTCCTAACTGCTCAAAATTGAACTACGATGTTGAATCCCCATGATCGAAACCACGCCGCATTCTGCCCGTGTCCTATCTTGGGGAAAATGAATCGATTCTCAGTCCTGTAGACGTGAAAGAATCGCCTTCCTTTTCGTAAGATCATTCCGTCCTCCGTCCTATTTCAATGATTTACCTGCGATTGAGACCTTGCGCTCGATCTCGCTCCCAGTGGGCCCCACGCCCTTTTCAGTCGTCTGGATTTCATGCGGCTGCTGATTGCCCTGCTCTACCGCTTCTGGCGTGGTCGCCACGCCTACCTTCTGCAATGCGCTGGTCTGCGCCTGCGGGTCGAGCTTATCGACTGCGACCGTGAGCGAGGTCTTAGGCTGGATCGGCTGCTGATTCTGCGCCGCGAGCTTGGCCGCGCTGGCCTGGTGCTGCTGCCAATGAAGATGCAGGTTCCCAAAATGCGCCTGGTCGTCTGGGTCCTTGCTCGAAGCCAGGCGCCGTCCTTCCGCGGAGTTCATCATGCGGAGGCAAATCAGCGATTCAACCGCGTCATTCTCGCTACCGTCGCCGCGCACCGGAACGCTGGAAATCATCGGCGGCGTCTGCTGCATCATCTGCTGGCCCTTCTGCAGCGCCTGGGCCTTCTGCGGGTCAACTTGCGCACCCATAGTCTGCGCCTGCTGCAGTTCCGCGCCGCCCTGCTGCACGAGTTGCTGGATTTTGACGAACTGCGGATTGTCCATCGGCGCCGTCTTAAGCAAAATATCGAACTCTGCCTGCTGCTTCTCGACCGCATCGACGCCGGGGAGAACCATACCGGGCGGCATGAAGCGCTTGGCCGCCGCCATGTTCTGCGGGTCGCTCTTGATCGACGCCATAGCCGGGTCAGGATCGCTCATGGCCTTTTCCCACGCCGCTTGACGGTCTGCCCATGATTCAGGGGAATCGGACATTCCATCGGCGCGCGCCACGCCGGCGCCGGACTTCATCTTGCCGATTTCGGCCGTAACGCGCCCGAGTCCGGGGAAGTTTGAATCGAACTTGGCCCCCTCCGGCTGCACGCGCGCATTCCATGCGGCGGATTGCGTGTTGATGTTGGCGAATCCGCGCAGGATGTTGCGCCAGCACTCGCCGAAGCTGGCCTTGGCGTTCTTGTCCTTGCGGTTGTACTCGGTCGCGGTCTGCTGGGGATCGTTCGGGTCGCCGCTGCCACTCATGGACTGCTGCGCATGGGTCAACTGCTCGGCAAGCGGGCCGCTGATCCAGTCGATGAATGCGGTCAGGTCAGGTGTGCCGCTTGTGCCTGGAATCTGCACGACGGTATCGGTGGCGGGTCGCTGGCCGGCCGGCATAAGAAACGGCTCGTAGACGCCAGCGCGAACACTGGACGAGCGCATCTTGTCCACATTCCAAACAGCCGAGTCCAGCCCAACGCGCGTGATGGACTTGCGGCAGAACTCATCACGCAGGTCTACCAGCACATTTAGGCGCATCTGCGGACCGGCGAAGCTCTCGGTCAGCGCACGTCGGTTCTGGCCGTTCCCGCTGCGGGCGTGGAACTCCGTCAGAACCTCGTCCATCGATTCATTGCGCGCCCAGGCCAACACTCCGGACTCGTAGGCGGCCAGCATCCCTTTGGGGAAGTTCATCCAGAACCATGAGCGCTGATCCTTGGGGCAGGAATCGTCCATATAGAAGGCGGGGCGAAACCAGACATAGGTTTCGGTCACATCGCGCATGAGGCTGTCGCCGGTCGCGTATTGGCTTTGCATGGCCATCTGCACGGACTGGCGCGCGAGGCGGTCGAGCTTCAGTTCGGCAATGCCTAGATCGCCCGCCGTGATCTGCTTCGCCACCCACGGGCATTTCGCCTTGGCGATTGAAATATCGATCTCGTGCGCCAGCATCGCATAAGCCCATTCAGCTTTGGAGCGGGCGAGTAGCGGAACCTTGCGCGAGAGCTTGCCGTAAATCGATGTGAGCGTGCGAATCTTGGGCCGCTTGGACTGCGCTGCGTTCTTCGCATCGGGGTCTTCACCGTCTTCCGTTTCGGGAACCACGTCGGGAGCGTCGTCTTCATATCCCCAGCGCTGCGCATCGGCAACGGGCCGCGTGTAGCCAATCGAGGCCTCGTCCGTGCAAGCGTAGCGCGCCACTTCGGCTTGGAGCTCGCCGTAGTTGTTTTCCTCTGCCATGAAGTGCTTCAGGCAGTTGGCTTGCTGCGCATACACCTCATCATCAGGATCTCCCGGCTTCTCTGGATAGAATGTCGAACTGGCAATCTCGCAGGAGAGGAGCGAGGTAATCGTGTCGTTTTTCTCGCCGATGACGTTGGTATCGTAGTAGCCGCCGGACTGTTGCGCGCCGTACATTCCCATCGACGACGTACGGCTCCCATAGAAGGCCTCCCACCCGCCGCCAGTGGTTGTGCGCATCCGCTGGAGGCCGCGGTCGAGCAGTTCGAGCATCCATGCGCCCTGAATCTCGATGCGATGCGGAACGGAGTCAGCCTGGGCGGCAGCCTGTACCATCGCCTTAATGGCGTTTTTCCGGTCCTGGTTGAGCTGGTGCTCGCCATCCTGGTCAGTCCAGAGCGGTTCGTCGCTGACATCGAACGCCGAAAATGTGCCGAGCGGGAGACTGGCCGGGTCGAACTCGTTAAGTTCCATTTCCTCATCATCGAGGATCGGCGCATCGGTGCGATTGTCGTTCGAGTCAGGCATTTATCTGTCCTTCAGCGGTTTGCGCATCTGCGTAACGTCCTGCTTCTTTGCGCGCTCCGGCAACGCTTTACCCTTGCTGGCGGATTCCCATTCGCCCACGTTCACGCCTTGGCGTTCGAGCTTACCGTGATTGGCTTCAAAGAATCCTTGCTGCGCTTTGCTGACGAATGGCATTCATCCTCCGCACGGAAGGCCTTGCGAGCTATGCCGCCGTAAACAGGGTAAGTGTGCTCTTCAAGAGGCTCGTAGTAGCGTTGCTGTGTGATATTGCCTTCGCTCACAATCGGGCAGCTGTTTGAATGATGCTGGTCGTCTTCTCCCGCGCGTCTCCCACGACCAGCAGGGGGCGATTGCATCGTGCGTTTGTCACTTTTCCGCGCTTCCTGTTGCAAGTAGATGCGCTCCCATCCCCGGCGGTACTCGTCCGTGATCGGCTTCTGCTGCTCGAAATCCATGCTAGTGCTTCCACGACTTCATTGTCAGCGCCAGTCGCGCGCGCTTGCCCGCCTTGCCAGAGTCGCCCTTGTGCTCCTCCTCGTAGGCGCTATTGCTCACGCCTTCGCGCTTGGCCGCAGCAGTCATGGCCCCCTCTTTGATGTTGAAGGAGCCGCCTTTGCCGAGATTGATCTTCTTCGTGCCGTACATTATTCGTACTCCGGCTCGCTGTCGTCGGCGATTTCCTGCTCTTCGTCGGGGAGATGCTTCTTCAGGTGATCCACGAGTTCCTCGGCGGTCGTGGTATGCTTCTCGGCGCCGGACTCATGCACGGTCGTGTGGCCGCCGTCGGGGTGATGCTCGGTGTGGAGCGGCTTATCGTTGGCGTCGATCTCTTCGCCGCCGCCGTCCTGCCCAGGCTGCTGGAGAGGGTCACTGCGGCCCATCAGGCCTTGGCCACTGGATGATTTTTGCGCCATGGAACGGTTGTGCTGCATCATGGGCGGTCTGTTTGAGAACTTCTTCCCGTCGCTGCTCTGAAACGCCATCGCTCTGCTCCTTCTCGTAGATCTTGTTGAGTTCCGCTTGCCAGTCGTCCGGACCTTCGAACGCAGGAACCACGGGCGGCTTATTGCCGGTCTGGTACTGCTGCGCGAACGCCGCGCCCGCTGGTGATCCGAACGGCATCAGCACTGCACGCATTCTATCGCACTCCAGCTTTGTGCCGGCGAGTTCAATACGCAAATGCTTGATTTGGGAGTCTTTTTCGGCGAGGCGCTCGGTACACATTTGCCTATTTTCGTGGATCTGGACTTCTAGGTAAGATGTGTACCTGCTTGTGAGTAGCCATCGAAAAAACTCTTTTATTTTACTGGATTGTTGCATTTTGGCTACCACCTTCCCTATGCGCTTCCCTTTTGGCTGCCCGCGCCTGAATCTCCTCGATGCAGGCCCGGTAACCAGCCTCGCGCAGTCCATGCACGATCTCCGCGATAGCATCCTCAGGCCAGCCCATTGCTTTGAGCTTGGCGCGCCAGTTGAGTACGATGCGCTGCGATTCAGTCATTCCGACTCCAATGGAAGGACAACATTGCGGAGTGGACTACCTTGCAGATTCTTGCGCGTCAAGTAGGCCATCGATCTTTCGCATAAGTCCTCTCCTACCTGATGCTTACGGAGACGATGGACTAGCATCCGAACAATCATTGCTAAGTCGCCCATTTGCAACTCTTCTTCGTGCGTCATTCCCAGTTCTCCGGTGGCCGCTCTTCCGCCCGCGCCTCGCGCTGGTTCCGCTCCTGCGTGAGCCTGTATCTCATTAAGAATTTAGCACGATCGCCCTCTAGCGCATCAATTTTCTCGCGGTCTTTCTCTTCCTGCGGCTTCGGGCGGCTTCCCAACTCACCGAACAAGCCCAGCGCAACCGAGTCGTAGACATCGTCGCCCTTGGTTTCGACCTTGAGCACATCTTCTAGGTTGTCTTCGTCGCGCGTGCATTGCGGGAGCGCCTTGATTGTCTCCGGGCAAGAGTCCAGAATCACGAAATCGCGCGTCTTGATCAGGTGGTAGAGAAGCGTGGCTCGGCCTACGCGGTCAGTGGTCGCCCTGGTCATGCCGGCCAGTCCGCGATCCATCATGTACTTCGACAGCTTCATAGCCGGCGACTCGGCCTCCATCTGCTTGGCAAACTTCTCGTGCGAGAAATAGGCCGCGTGGTAGTCGCAGCCCTTACGCTGGGCCCGGTCCTCGTCCGTGGCCCCAGGCAGTCCCATGCGCGTCATCTTGGCGACGATCTCGGCCATCTCGACGTAATCGCGGCCCCGGTCCACATACTCGCGGAACTGCACCGTTTTGAGCTTGTACTCGCCGCCGGCGCGCCGCACGAGCGCCTTTGTGAACCATGCAACCGAGTTCCAGTGGGCACGGCCCCAATCCCACCCGAGCCAACGCGGCTGCCAATACTGCCAGATGATCGCGTCCGGGTCCTCGCGCAAGTTGATGACGTCGTAGTTTGGGTCGAAGCAGTCGAAGTACTGGCCTACGGTCGTGTCCAGCTTGCCATCCAGCAGCTTCTCGCGCAACTCTTTGGGCATGGCGTTCAGCCGCGCCACAATGCCAGGGTCTTTGGCCAGCATGTGCGGATTGTCCATGATCGTGCTGTGGACGTAATCCCAATCGAACGGGTCGTATTCCAGGCGCCAATCGTCGGCTACCAGTGGATTTGACGAGGGTCCGCGCACCGGCGACCAGAAGCGGCCATTGCGGTCGGCCTTCGATCCCTCGGGCAACCCGTCTGGCTTTTTGGCCACAAACCAGTCGTTGTACTCGCCCCAATATGCGCCGATGGGGTTGGTTGCGCCCATCATGCAGGGGATCGGCCACGCGCCATTATCGTCAGGCTGGCACTCCGGGTTCACGCGATTGCGGGCCTGGAAAAACTGCCAGACGGAAAGCGGGATGCCGCCGCACTCGTCGAGGAAGATCACCGGGAAGCTGGAGGACTGATACGCCTCCATTTCCTTCCAGGTGAAATACTGCATGTGCGAGAAGAAGAGTTTGGATCCGTTGTAGAACGTCGCAATGTGCTTTGTGTCGTTGTAAGTGTATAGATCTGAAGGAACATATGCCTTGAAGTTGGGAATGTTCGAGCGCTCAAGCTCCGGCATTGTCGTGCGCAGGATCAGCGCAAAGCAGCCAGGGAAGCGCAAGAGGAAATCAGTCACAATCTCCATCATCGCGTCTGAACTTTTGCTTGACCCCGTGCCGCCTACGCGCAGCCGATTGTGCGCTGTCGAGCGGCGGATGATCTTGTTCTTGGCGGTCGGCTCCCAGAGTTTTGCCGCGTCCAGGACGCCGTTATCGACTGCAGGGTGGGCCACGTCACTCCTTGTCGAATGCCGGCTTGGTGGCCGGTCGCGGCGTTTCGTCCTTGGCCGGCTGCGGGACGATCACCGTGCGAATGCCGAGCTCGCCACTGTGCTCCAGTTTGTCGCCGTACTTTTTTGGCGCCAGCTTGGACGCGTACCATTTGCGAGCATCGATCTGGAGACGCGATCGGCCAACCGCATCCTCGATGGTGATTTCCTCGCTCCCGTCGGGCTTGATGACAATCTTGCGCGCCTCAACCGGAGTATCCGCTATAGCTATGATTTCACTGGCGTAATGCTCGGCCTGAATATCTCGCGCGCACGCGTATTTCTGCGCAAAATCATCACGATCTCGCAGCCACTTGTAAATCGTCGTTTCGCAGGGATAATCAGGATCGGACGCAATCTGGATCAGCGAACGCCCAAGAGAGATTTGATCGCATATCGCATCGGCCACGATTGCGGAATAGGTGCTGGGCCTTCCGCGCTGTGCCATCTACGCAGCCCTCTTCGCCGGCCTTGGGACGCGGGTTGTCATGGCGAGGATCATTGTTGTGTTGAGTTTACCACGGTTCCGGCGAGCCGCTTCCGCCGGTTTTCTATGAGTCTGGCAATCTCTTCGGATTTGGCAGCCGTCTTGTCGGCTTTGAGCCTCAGGTCGCGCTTCATGCAGTAGATACCTCTGGCCACGAACTCTGCTTGGTGCTGTCTACGCGAGGGCATGGGTTATTCATAGCCGATGTTGCGCGGAAAGTCAACGTTCGCTGCCCATAATCGCGCCCGCCGACATATCAACTTCTTCCCCGCGGATTGTTTGCACGCTCATGACTTAACCCCGTCCTTCCGGCACTCTTCGCAACGCTCAGCAT